CCGGCAGGAGCGTTCAATATTAACAACAACGCTTGTGTGGTCGCCAAGGCGGTCAAAGATTATCTGGCCTACGGTATCCCGGTCGAAGATACCATCATGAGCTGTGACCGCCTGCTGGACTTTCAGTTGGTCGCCAAGGCCGGGAGTAAGTATGGTGACGCTCTCCATGAGGTAGACGGTCAGATGGAGGTCGTGCAGAAGGTCAACCGGGTATATGCCACGGAAGATCATCGGTGCGGAACCCTCTATAAAATCCACCTCGGTACTGGCAATCCCGTCAAGATTGCTGGACTCCCCGCAAAATGTGTCGTAGACAACGACAATCACCTGACGATTGATGTGGTTGACCGTGACTGGTATATCCGGCTGGCACGGCGTTATGTCCGAGATTTCCTCGGAGAGAAGCCGCCCAAGCGAAATACCCGCAGAGTCAATTCTATTAAGAAAAAATTATTAGAAATGTTGGAGGTATAAATATGGCTACTACCAAGAAAGCCGCTGAGACTGCGGCGGTGGATTATTCCACCATGAATGTGTTCAAGAAGTTGCAGCTTGCCCGTGTGCGTTTCCTCGAAGCTGGCGTGGACAAGAGCGGCAAGCACATGAAGCTCGAATATAAGTATTTCGAGCTGGCGGACATTGTTCCCAAGGCCGAGCAGATTTTCCTTGAAATCGGTCTGATGATGGTTCCGTCCATGTACGGAGACAAGGCGACCGCTCGTGTCTACAATGTCGATGACCGTGAGGACTTCATTGATTTTGTTGCGCCGTACACCCCCATCGCCCCCATCGTGTCCAACGCTGGCAATCAGGTCACAAATGAAATGCAGGCGACCGGCAGCTCTATCACCTACATTCGCCGCTACCTGTGGCAGCTCGTTTTGGACATTGTGGAGCATGACAGTATCGACAGCGGCGAGTTTGATACGACCCCCGCACCCGCTCCCGCCGTCACCAAGAAGCCCCCTGTGACCACTGAACAGCGTCAGGAAATCAAGAAAGAACTGACTGGCGCTCCTGCTGGTGCTGCCACTGAGGAACAGGTCAGTACGCTGAAAAGCCTGCTGAAAAAGCTTATGGATATTGACGCAGAGCAGGAACAGTTCGTGCAGACCATCGCCATGAAAACCGAAGGTTTCTCCAAGATCGAAGCCGACAAGTGTGACGCTCTGATCGAGGGCGTGAACAATATGCTGGCTGGCTACGAGATGAAAGCGGCGAAGGAGGGCTAAAGCATGATCGAAATTGATTGCCGCAAGTGCGTCAATGCAGACTTGGAAGCGGATTGCTGTAAGCTCTACGGTAACAATCCTGATACTGCCGTTCGGGAATGTGCCGCCGATGAATTTGTGAATTATAAGGAGGTAGACAAAAATGGAATGGCTTGACGGCAACAAAATCCAGATTATCCCTCCCAAGCGTCCGAAGAAGCTGACCGGTACTCGCTTTGCCACTATCCTCGGTCTGAACCCGTGGTCTACGCCGTTCGAGATTTGGTGTGAAGTGACCCGCACCTATCAGAAGCCGTTCGAGGATACGATCTACACCATCGCTGGTAAGACCATCGAGCCTAAGCAGGCTGAGTACATGAAGCAGACCTACTTCATGAGCAATCTGGTCACGCCGACCGACATTTGGGGCAAAGACTACTTCCGTCAGACCTACGGTGACTTCTTCAAGGAAAGCCCCGTTCTCGGCGGTATGTGGGACTACTTGCTCTATGGTAAAGATGGTAAGCCTACCACCGTCCTCGAAATGAAGACCTCCAAGCGTGTCGAGGACTGGAAGGACGATATTCCTGAGTATTACGCTTTGCAGGCGGCGTTGTACGCTTACCTTCTCGGCGTGGACGAGGTTATCATGGTCGCTTCCTTCCTTGAACCCAAGGACTACGATAACCCTGAGAAGTTCGTGTGTAGCGGTGAGAATACCATCACCCGTCCCTTCAAGGTGTCCGAGCGGTATCCTGACTTCGAGAAGAAGTATGTAAAGCCTGCCCTGAAATGGTGGAAGGACTTCGTTGAGAGCGGTATTTCTCCCGCCTTTGACGAGCGCAAGGACGCTGAAATCCTGAAAGCCCTTCGCACCAACAACCTGTCCCCCGAAACGGATATGGCGGCGCTGGTCAAGGAAGCCGAAGACCTGAAAGACACCATGGAACGGATTTTGGCTCATGAAGGTATCCCGGACATGGAAAAACGGTACAAGGTTGTGACTGACATGATTAAGAAAGCCGCAATCGCTCAGTTTCGTGACGGTGACAAGAAGGTGTCTATCGCTGGTTCTGCCTATAATTGGGAGGTTAGCCGTACTTCCACCACGAAGATCGACAAGGACGCTATGAAAGCGGACGGTATTCTGGCGAAGTACACGACCACTGAGGACAGCTACCGCATTTCCCCGAAAATCATTAAGGAGGATTGACCTATGAAGTTTTCCAAGTTCGTGAAGTCCCTCGCCCCTGATGGTGGCGCTATCTATGAGTACATGGACAAACGCTGGCTTGCTTCCCCGTCCGTACTTATGCTCATTCCCGATGGTATCCGCAGCGTGACCGGGTACAGCAACGAGAAAATGCCTGACGGTATTGGTCGCCTGATTTCTCAGGTCGGTTGCACCGAGTACGCCACGCTGGTCAAGGCAATCATGCCTGAGCCGGACGGCGCAATCAAGGATTGTATCCGTATCTTCGCCACACAGGACAGCACCATGACCCTTCCCGTCACCAACGATGACTGGTCGCTGATCGAGAAGTCTGATTTCTGCGAAATCTTGTACGCTTACGATCTGGAAAGCGACAAGAGCGTACCGAAAGCCCTGCTGGTCAAGCAGTACGCCAAGTACCCCGATGATGAAGACCAGTTGGTTGGTATCATCTTCCCCTGCGAGTATGCAGAACAGCTCAATTTCCACACCATAAAAGAAGTATGAGCGTTTGTGGTGGTTGCCCCATCTATTACAATGAATATTTCGGTGTTTATTGTGGAGGTGGGTGCTTAGGTCAAAGCGCTTGTGCCGAAAACCTAATAACTCTCGTTGCTAATATAGCAGACACTATTACAAGATCAAGAAAGGACGATAAAACAATGGCTAAAATCGGACTCACCGAGGGTTTCACCCTCATTCCCGAAGGTACTCATGTCTTTCAGATTACCGATGTGAAGTACAAGGAAGACTTCGGCAAGCTGGAAATCTATATGCAGACGCAGACCGGCAGTAAGCACATCGAGCGCTTCTCCTTACTGAAATCCGATGGCTCTCCCAACGAGGGTGCATACAACGCTTTCAGCTACTTCGCCAAGACTGCGCTCGGTAACTTCGACCTGACCGAGATCGACCATACCGACCTGATTGGTCACTTCATTGAGTGCGATGTGGAACATGATGTTCAGGAGAACAAGAAGAAGCCCGGACAGAGCATTACCTTCGTCCGTTTGGCGGATAAACGCCCCTCTGAGGGCTGGGGCGGCGCTGGCAATACGGTTACTACCCCCGCTGTTAAAACCGCTCCTGCGGCTTCTCAGGCCGCTCCTAAGACCCCGATGGATTTGGCAGCTCTCCTTGGCTGATACCGAGTGCGAGGGAGGGCTAATTTGAAAGGCTCTCCCTCGCCAATGGTATGTTGAAAACTATGTTGAAAGCGAGGATAAGCTACAATGGCAGAAGCCTATATTTGTTCGCTCTCCAAGGTTCAGCGCCACGCTGAAATCTGCAAGGAGATCAACAATCTCTATGAGCGTAAGAACCATGATTACGGTGACAGCTTTCACCAGACCTTCGTTGAAGAAGGAATGGCGATGGCTCGTATTCGGTTGGGTGATAAGTTCAGCCGCTTCAAAACTCTCTCCCGTGGCGGTGAACAGAAGGTCAATGACGAGTCTATCCGTGACACCCTGATTGACCTCGCTAACTACGCCATTATGACGGTGGTGGAAATGGAGGTTGCCGATGACGCTGAATGATTATCAGAAAGCCGCCGAGCGCACTTCCGGCGACCTGACTTCATGGGATAAAGTTCGCAACGGCTGTTACGGTCTGAACGGCGAAGCCGGAGAGTGTATCGACATTCTGAAAAAGACCGAGTTTCAGGGTCATGCTTTCGACCCGATGAAGATGGTTGACGAGCTGGGCGATGTTCTCTGGTATGTCGCACAGTTGGCGACCGGCTTAGGTGTGACCCTTGAATATGTGGCACAGCACAATGTCGATAAGCTGCTGGCTCGTTACCCTGACGGGTTCGACAGCGAAAAGAGTATCCATAGAAAGGAGTACGAAAATGCCTGACTGCTTCTCCAAGTCCGAAGTGACCGATTTTCTGAACTTCATGAAGTTGCCTGACGGAACCTCTATTGTTTCCGATGACATGATGGAGTACCTGATGGCCTACGGCTTCTTCACCGCCCCTGCTTCCACCAAGTACCACGGCAATTACGAGGGCGGTCTTCTGAACCACTCCCGCATGGTCACGGAGTACCTTCTGGCGCTCACTCAGGCCAATCACCTGATCTGGCGCAAGGCTCGTTCTCCCTTCATCGTGGGTATGTTCCATGACCTGTGTAAGATCGACCAGTACCGCCACCCGGTAACAGGTCACATTGAAGAATTTAATGGTGGGTGCACACCAATCTATGACGAACAGGCGTGGGAGTACAACCCCGACACCCTCCTGAAAGGCCACGGCGATAAGTCCGTCATGCTTCTCTCTCAGTTCTACACACTGACTGATGAAGAAATCATGTGTATCCGCTATCACATGGGCGCTTTCACCGACAAGTCCGAGTGGAATGACTACACCAGAGCAGTCAGCCAGTACCCGAATGTGCTGTGGACACACCAAGCCGATATGCTGGCAAGCCATGTTGCGGGGGTGTGAAGTATGTATATTCCAACAGTTTCTTTCGATTTCGATGGTGTAATTCATTCCTACCGAAGCGGGTGGAAGGGTGCCGCTGTTATCCCCGACCCTCCCGTAGAAGGGATTAAAGAGGTCATTGAACAACTCATAAGCGATGGTTTATGTGTGGTCATCTGTTCTTCTCGTGCGGAGTCCTTTGAGGGGCAGACGGCGATTGCTGAATGGTTGAAACACTACGGATTTCCTATGGTGCAAATTCAAGCAAGAAAAGTTCCCTCCATCGTTCATGTCGATGACCGTACAATCTGTTTCGATGGCAGAGCAAACCACCTCCACGAACAGATTATCAACTTCAAACCTTGGTATGAAAGGGAGTCTGAAAGTGAAAATCAGTGAACCTTCTGTGGAGCTTATCAACGCTCCCGATTATAAGACCCTTCTGACCACCATCGAAGCCGCTGGTAGGACTTGTTACAAGTCCGAGGACAAAATCACGGACGGAAGCGCAGAGAAGTTTGTCCGGGGTATCATCAAGCGTGGTCACGAAGCCGTCATTGAGCATGGCTCTCTTACCGTTCGCTTCATCTGCGACCGGGGTGTGAGCCATGAGATCGTCCGTCATCGTCTGGCGGCGTTCTGTCAGGAGTCCACTCGGTACTGCAACTACGGTAAGGAGGGCTTCGGTGGCGAGATTACCGTCATTCGTCCCTCTACCTTCGCCAAGACCGACTCAACCTACCACATCTGGAAGCGGTCGTGTGAACACGCTGAGGTCGCCTACTTTGATCTGCTGAACGAGGGTTGCACCCCGCAGGAAGCTCGATCTGTCCTTCCGAACAGTTTGAAAACCGAGGTGGTCATGACCGCCGACCTCAGAGAATGGCGGCACTTCTGCCGTATGCGCTGCCCCGTAGCGGCTCACCCTGATATGCGGATCGTTGCCAATATGCTTCTGACCCTGCTAAAACAGACCTATCCCGTCTTCTTCGAGGACATTGAGGTATGAGAATTAAGAAAGCTGGCGGCAAGATATTTGGTGCGGTTCTGAGTGCCGCCGAGAAGAAAGCGATGGACATGGAAATCAATCGTCAGATCGTGGAAGCCGACAGGCGCTACGCCGATGACATTGACGCTATGGTGCTTTACACCCTCCATGTTCACCTTGGTTTCGGCAAGAAGCGCCTGCGGAAGTTCTATGACGCTTTCTCTGCCGAGCATGACCGCCTTATCCAGTATTATCAAATGCCGGACGATTACACATGGCTCTGCAAGGAGATGTTGAAGCGTATCGGTGTTAATGTTGAAGCATGGAACCGTGAAAGGAGAGAACCTAATGAAGCTGAAAAGCATTGACGGCAAAGTGCCATATATCATGGCTGCTGGAAAAGACTTCGTGAAAGATGAAATGTCGCTGGCGGCGGCAGAGCAGATTTGTTCCCGTGGAACACAGACCGCCAGCAAGCTCTTTCCCGATTTCCCCATCTGCGTAGATGGCAAGTTCTATTTTGCTGGAACCTCGACAAAGCCCAAGTCCAGCAAGGCTAAGACCCCTTGCGAGGGCTGAGATTTTCGATCTTCCTGTGGCTCGTCACCGTTATCGCTGTCCTCTGTCTGAAATTACCCACGGTTGAGGTTGAAGAACCTTCTCCCGTTGTCGAGGTGGTAGAGGTAGTCACCCCGGAGCCAGAGCCGGAGGTGACACCTCAGCCGTGGACAGACGAGGAAGTGATTGTACTGGCGAAAATGCTATGGGGAGAAGCCAGAGGGGTCAGCTCTGACGCTGAGAAAGCTGCTTGTGTGTGGTGTGCGCTCAATCGTGTCGATCATGGCTACGGCGATATTATAACGGTCGTGACTACACCCAAACAATTTGTAGGGTACAACGAGGAAAACCCGGTCGATGATGGTTTGATTACTCTTTGTATAGATGTATTGACCCGCTGGTATGCAGAGAGAGAAGGTCAGGTCGAGGTCGGTCGTGTCCTCCCTGCGGATTACCTGTGGTTCTCTGGCGATGGCAAGAGAAACCACTTCCGCAACGCCTACCGTGGCGGTGATAGATGGGATTGGTCTTTACCAAGTCCGTATGAAAGCTGAGGTAAGCCTATGAGCTATTTGAATATACCCGCTGAACTCCGAGAGGAAAAGGCATGGGTCAATGTATGGGAAGGGTCAAAGGTTCCTATGCAGGCCACCGTGAGAAAGGCGGCTTCTTCCTCTAATCCTAATACATGGTCAAATTACATTGACGCTGAACACAATGTACAGCACGGCTACTATGACGGTCTTGGCTATGTGTTTCACGATACAGGGGTCGTAGGTATCGACATTGACGATGGCTTTACTGATGGGCTTCTAAACCCGCTGGCGGCTGACATTATCGGTCATTGTCAGTCCTACACGGAAAAGTCCAGAAGCGGGAGAGGGGTTCACATTCTCGTTCGTGGTGAGCTGCCCTTCAAGGGCAAGAACAACCGTGCCGCCGTGGAGATTTACAAGAGCAATCGGTACTTCATCATGACCGGCGAGGTTTTGATCTTCTCCGAGATCGTTGAAAACCAGTCAGCGATTAACTATGTGATCGAGAAGTATTTTCCCGACACACCGAAGGAAAGTAGCTCAGGTACGGTCGCCCCTCAGCGTATCTATTCTCCCATCTATCGCCGCCCTGAAAACGGCAAGCTGCATTTGAAGCCTGAATACCCGCCTATCACACCGGGAAGCCGGAACCTCAGCCTGACTTCTCTGGCGGGTCAGCTCCATAACCAAGGATACACCAAAGCAGAGATTTACAAAGAGCTGTTGTACGCCAATCAACAGGCTTGCAAGCCGCCGCTCCCTCAGTCCGAGGTCGAGTTGATTGTTAACAGCGTGACCAGATACAGGAGGTAATTATGAAACTTTATCAGCGTGGCGATGTTGTTATCATTGATGTTCCCATGCTTGCCAACAGTCATATTCAGGCCGGTAAGCGTCCGTGGGTGGTTGTGCAAAACAATGTCGGCAATCAGTTTTCTTCCACCAGCATTGTCGTTCCCCTGACCACTAAAATCAAGCGGCTGGAATTGCCAACCCATGTGGCTGTCACTTGGGGTTCTTTACAGCCGAGCATGGTTGAGTGTGAACAGGTGCGTGTCGTAGATGTGTCCGATGACTGGGAGTACATCTGTACTCTGCCCCCTGAGATTATGCGTCATGTGGACACCGCTTTGAAGAACGCTTTCTTCTATGGGGGGGTGTAGACAGTGGAGAGTGAGAAGAAAATCTGTCCGTTATCAATGAGTTGCCCCGAAGATATTCCCCTCTGTCCCTGCCAGAAACAGCGCTGTGCATGGTGGGACGAAGACTCTCAGGACTGCGCCGCTGTGGTGCTGGCGAGAGCGATGAAGAAAAGGAAGTGAACTCATGCTTTACAATTTCAACGGAACCCTTCTCAATGTCGCAGACATTGTGACTGTCTCAACCAGTAAAGGCCAACGAGCGGAATACCCCTTTGTTCTCACGGTTGCCATGAGAAACGGTCAGCAGTTTGCGGTCAGCTACCACAACGAAATCGACCGCATACGGGAAGTCAATGAGATCGCACGAGCCTTTGACCGCTCTGTGGTCAACCCCGTTACCCGCTACGAGGTTGAGTCCATCGTGGAGAAGTACATTAAGAAAGTCAGAGCCGACCTTCAACCCCTGAAAAAGTTCGCAAAGGAGAGTGCTGAAAATGGCTGATGAAATCACAACCGTCCCCGAAGAACAGGCTCTTTTCCAGCTCTCCAACGGTCGCTACATCATGGACGAAGCTCAGTCCCGTGTGATGTTTCAGATTAAGGAAGCACAGCCTGAGCATAGCCATCCAATCAGCGGTACGGGGTATTCGTGGGACGAGTCCGGCATGGCGGAGCTGTTTTCCGAGTGCTACAAGAATGATACCCGCTACTGCCCCGAAGCGAAAAGCTGGTTCACCTACTCCGAGGGAGCATGGCGTAAGGACACGGGTTCTCTGCTGGTAGCGGAGAAAATCAAAGAGTTCTGCCGCCTGATGGCTCTCTACTGCGGCGAGATTGCCAATGAAGAACGCCGCACCGAGTACATGAAGTTCATCGTGAAGATGGGCGACCGGCGCTTCCGTGACCGGCTGATGAAGGACGCTGCCAGTGTGCTTCCTATCGCTTCGGCGGAGTTTGACGCAAACCCGTACCTTATCAACTGCAAGAACGGAACTTTCGACCTCGAAAAGATGGAGTTCCGGGAGCATGATTGGAAAGACTTCCTGACCATGCAGACCAACTTCAACTACACCTTGCAGGACGCACGGTGTCGCCGCTGGGAGAAGTTCGTTGCAGAGGTCACTTGTAATGACGAAGACAAGGCTGACTATCTTCAAAAGGCGCTGGGGTACTCCATGCTGGGTATGGCGAACGAGGAATGTATGTTCATTCTCCATGGCAAGACCACTCGCAACGGTAAGTCCACCATGCTCTCGGCAATTCACCACCTTCTCGGTGACTATGCTTCTGTGTCCCCCGTGTCGATCATCTGCAAGGCAGAACGCTCGAAGAACGCCGAAGCAGCGAACCCCATGCTGGCTTCCCTTAAAGGCAAACGGTTCGTCACGATGGCTGAGAGTAATCAGTATGGCAAGCTGGACGAGGAAACAATCAAGCAGCTCACGGGCGGCGAGGAAATCAAGGCTCGGAACCTCTATGAGACTGCTACAACCTTCCTGCCGCAGTTTACCCTTTGGCTTTCCTGTAACGATCTTCCCACCGTCAGCGATAAGTCCCTGTTCGCTTCCGACCGTGTACGGGTCATTGAGTTTAACCGCCACTTCACCGAAGCGGAGCAGGACAAGAACCTGAAAAATGAGTTCCAGACACAGGAAGCTATGCAGGGCATTTTCGCTTGGCTGGTCGCCGGATATTTCAAGTACAAGCGTTTCGGTCTGAAAATGTCCCCCGCCATGCGGAAGGTAGTCAACCAGTACGAGCGTGACAACGATCTGTGCTTGCAGTTCCTCGAAGAACGCTGTGAGCAAGCTGAGGGGGTCAACACCCGCTCGAAGTCTCTGTTTGACGCATACAAGATTTGGTGCAAGTCCAACGGGTACTTTGCCTGTTCTGCCAAGCGGTTCAATGCCGACATGGAAACGCACCCTGAGTGGCACGGCGGCAAGGTCGTGTATCAGGGCTACCCCGTCTACAAGAACCTCAGACTGAAAGGAGCGTCCTAATGAACCGTTCATGCAATTCTATCCTCTGCCGCTTCGGTATCCACACAGCAGACCCGTATGTTCATATTCAGGTCAAGTGTCGTAATGGTTCTCACCGCTGGCAGAGCAATTATGAAATCTGTAAGCGGTGCGGCAAACGCCTGAGAAAAATCCGCATTGTAAAGGAGCGTCCGTGATGAAGTGGAAAAGGATTAAGTGTTTCCTGACTGGCGGACACCACCTGTACGATAAGAACCTTCAAACCATTCATAACACAAATGGGTATCACTTCATTAACTACTGCGTGAAGTGCGGTAAGGTGTTCGCTGCGTTCATGGCGGAAGCTGAATTGAATGGCCTGATCGACCGAGACATTGAGCAGTTCAGAAAGGAGAGATTGCATGATTGCCACCAATGAAGAACTCGCCCTGCTGGAAAAGTGGAAGCGAAAACTCTGCTTGCAGGAGTGGCGGATAAAGCTGTTGACCCACCTCCACCCGGAAGAAATGATGGTGCGTAATACCGCAGGCTGTACCGAGTGGTCAGAAGCAATTAAGACCGCTCGTATTGAGATCATCAACCCTGCCTGCTACGGCGACCGCATTGTGCCGTTCAATTTTGAAAAGACGCTGGTGCATGAGCTGCTACACCTGAAATTCTCCTTCTGGTGTCAGAACGAAGATGATGTTGGCGATAGAGTCATGCACCAGATGATTGACGATCTCGCAAGAGCTTTGACGGAAGGGGACAGCGATGATGAAGCCTGAATACTGCCCCGACTATGTAGGCGTTGCCTGCGTTGATGGCACTTGCCCTGTTGCCAACTGTGAAGAATACACTGAGCGGTGTATGCCTGTCATTTCCTGTTGCTGGGACTGCTTCTATTATAAGGGCTGTGAAGACTGTGCAATCTCTGACGATTGCGACCGAATGGAGGATAAACATGAGTAAAAAGTGTGTATGTGGCAATGAAATGACTCGTGAAGACTGGAAGCACGAGTGGGTTTGTCATCGTTGTGGACGAAAGCGGCCTATTCCACTACCCCCGATGTTCACCGTCTTCATGTGCCGTAAATGTGAACACCTTCTGTATGTCGAGGAAGACGAGGACTTTCCTCAGAAGCTCGGAAAAATCGCCGCAAAATCCTGCCCCTGTTGCGGCGAACAGGAAGAAGGTCTGTGGAGACTTCTCGGCAGAGCGGAAGGGTTCGAGGGAACCGTGTTCACGGAGGAAAGCGATGAAGACTGAGAAAAAGAACCTCCGCCGTATTTCCATCGTAGTCACGGCACAGACCAAGGGCAACCTTGAACGGCTGGCGGCGGTCTGCGGCTACTCTGAGATCGGTCGAGTGGTTGACAAGCTCACCCGTGAGAAGATGATTTCCTTCCATGACTTTGAAAGAAAGGAGAAGCACCATGAATGATGTAATGGAGCAAATCAAAACGCTTTCTGCCACCTTGGACGAGGAAACCACCCGCTTTCACCCTACCGGCAGACTGCTGTTGCTGGGTTCCTACGAGAGCGTATTTCTGAAAGCGGTCAAGCGCAAGGCTGACCTGTTAGGCATTGACTGTGACCTCACTCAGTACCCATGCCCTCCGTACAAGGCCGTGGTGGTAGACAGAGAAACCGTCCCGTCTGACATTAAGCTCACCGCCGAGGTTGACATTGACCACTCCTACTCACAGGGAATGTCATCGGTGTCTCAGGCGACTTTGGCGCTCCTGCTGGCATTGGACTTGGTTCATGCTAAGGACATTACCATTGTAGGCCGGGGTCACGCCGTTCAGAACTTGGCAAAGTACCTCACCCTCGGTAACGCAACTGTGACGGTGGCGCACTCCAAAACCAAGAGTCTTTTGCAGGCCACAATGAACCGTGATGTGGTGATTTACGCCACACCGACTATCACGAAGGACATTTCCTACAACACCCGTGATTTGGTCATTGACCTCGGCAACAGTGTTCCGCACCCTGACCGCTTCAACTGCCCTTATGTGAACAGGATTGGTCAGCTCACCGTGAGCGTGTTGCTCAACCGCTTTGCGAGAAAGGAGCATAGAGCATGAGTGACATTCTGACAATTATCGCCGCCGTTGAATGGATTGTTGTAGGCTGTCTATTCTTATGGCGACTGCGCCACTGGAACCGCCGCTTTTCGGAACTTTATGACGAGCTGCGAAAGGAGATTGGTAATGACTAATCTGGAAGCGGTAATCGTGATAGCTATGGTGAAAAACAATTTGAATGTTACCGCCGTAGCTAATACCCTGCCCATGCAGCGTAATACTGTTCTTTATCACTTGGATAAAATCGAGCGAGAAACAAAATTAAATCCTCGACACATTCATGATCTAATTGATCTTTTGGAAATTGCCTTGGAGGTGTTATAGAGTGGGTCTTGATATTGTGGTCATGGAACGCAAAGATGTCCGCTGCCCTCATTGTGGCGAGGTCATCACCACGGTAGATGTTGCCAGCACCGACAGCGGCGGTAGTCTTTGGTACGACCTTCTGGAAAAGCTCGGCTACTATGTTCCTTATGAAAAGCGTACCGAGAAGAATGATTGGTACGGCAAGGACATGGTTCTTGACAACGAGCAGGCAAAGCAGCTTGTCGATTATGCCGTTAAGAAAGAGGTCTACAACTGGGACGGTGTGGAAAGTGCTGTGGTGGAAGCACTCGCCCACGGAAACAAAGTGGTCATCAACGCCGACTGGTAGTTAGGTGACAAAGGTGAGTGTTTTTGCAAAGACTTTTTTCAAATTGGCGTGTTTTGAAAAATTGTTTTTCGTATTTTAGGTGAGTTAGGTGAGTAATCAGGCATAAATGCCTATAACTCTCTCTTATACGCGCGTATATAGAAATAGTTATAGGGAAATGCACCCGATTACTCACCTTTATCACCTTGGCGACTTTGAAAGGAGAATACGACTATGGCAGATGAAATTGTAGAAAAGCGTGGTCGGGGCAGACCGAAGGGTACTGGCGGCAATAAGCGGCCTGACAGAACTGACGCTCTGAGCGTTCATATGGAGCCGGGTGAAAATCGGAAATATATTACCCACTCGCTGAGAATGTGGGATTGGGAGACACCCGACATGAAGGAGCCTGCACAGGTTAAGGAACGCATTGGTCAGTATCTTGAAATCTGTGCTGAGGACGATATGAAGCCAAGCGTTGCAGGAATGGCATTGGCTTTCGGAGTACACAGGAAAACATTATGGGCATGGGCTAATGGTATCGACAGCGACTATTTACCCCCAGCAAGCCGTGACCTTATAAAAAAAGCGTATCAATTTTTGAACGCACAAATGGAAGATTACGCACAGAATGGAAAGGTCAATCCCGTCACGGCAATCTTCCTGATGAAGAACCATTTCGGCTATGCGGACAAACAGGAGGTCGTGTTGACACCCAACCAGCAACTCGGAGATCAGGTTCCCGCCGAGGACTTGGAGAAGAAGTACCTCGAAGATGTGGCGGGTGCGTCCAGCAACTATGACTCGGAGGACTGAGCGACTTTCACGACTTTTGCGACTATGGCTTACGACTATGCCGAGCGACTTTGCGACTTTCGCCCGAACGACTTTGCGACTTTCCAGCGAGGGGCTGCGACTTTGACAGAGCTGCCGATCTCCCCACGGGGTCGGCGGCTTTTTCTTTCCCCGGCTGATCGGCGGCGGATTCCACCGGGGCGGCGTGGGCGCTGCCGGGGTTCCGGCCTGATCTGAAAACGGAAACATTTTTTCAGCCCTTTATATTGTATAGCTGCCGTATTTGCGAAAAATCTTGATTTTCTTTTATATTTACGCTTGACAAGTAAATGCAAATGTGCTATCTTATATTTACCGAAAGGCAGTAAATGCAAATTAAATTTTGAAAGGGGCTTATATTATGAAAAAGATTTTTGATTTACCCGTTTGCGGTTCTGATAGGGCAAAGAGTTTTTACGGAAAGGCGAAAATCATTGAAACGGAAAACGGCGAAAAAGTTTTACAGTCCTATAATACTTTTGTTTGTCGTATCACGGCGGCGGGGCGGTTCGTTCGTATGTGGGGCGGTTATTCTGCTACTACAATGCGCCATGTAAATAGTTTTCTTTCTTTCTATGATATGAACGGCGGCGGGAAATCGTGGTGGGATATGCAGCCGGTAGAAACGGAAAAGCCGAAAGCGGCGGATATGACCCCCGCCGAAAGTTTGAAAGCCATGTATAAACGCCGTGCAGCTAACAGCGTGAATTATTGAAAGGGGTGTATCACATGAAATTCAAGACAACACAAAAGGCAGTAAAGGCCGGTTATCCCACAATTATTTGCGTTTCCTATTGTAGTTTACAGTATCTTTTGAATTATGAAAGCCCGGTTGCCTATACACAACGCCGGGAAGGGTGGGCGGCTGATATTTACGATATGGGCGGCGGGGTTGCCATTGTAACCGGGTATGCCCCTTTCGGAAATATCCGCCCCACTTATGAACAGTTGAAAGCCGTGGAAGAACAGGCCGAAAAAATCCGCTATGATTATAGCCTTTCCTATGAACAGCAGCGGGAAAGCCTGAAAAGCCTTGCAAGGGATTTTATAAAGGGGGTTTGCAATCATGAATAAACGTGAATATTGCGAAAGCCGGGAAAGCATTGCATATTATAGCGGCTTGAATGGCCTTGAAATCAAAGGTATTGAGTACGGTATTAACGATTATATTTACTGTGTTTCCGGCGCATGGGGCGGCGGTAAAGCGTTCCACCGGTGCAAGATACAGTATACCCGGAGCGGGGCGGCATTTTTCCGGGTGCATGGGTATAAAATTCCGCTTGATGAATGTATTAGAATGGGGGTTTAATTATGAATTACATTTTTAAAACAACGGCAACAATGAAAGAATACAACAATAAAAAGTGGTACATTGACGGCGGTATTGTTTCGGATATGCGTATAGATGCGGATAGCGTGGAAAATGCGCTTGAAATTTACCGGGAACGGGTGAAAGAAAAGCACTGCATTACCATTTCCAAAAATGCTATTAAAAACAAGTCGGAAATGTTCGTTGATCTATCAAACGGGGGCGTAAAACAAGTTGGCTATGTTATCACGGGCAAAACAGAGTTTGACAAGGGCGATTATACCGGATACAGCACACAATATATTGATCTATGGATAACAATTCTAACCGTTGTTGATACGGTATTTTAACGGGGGTGTAAAGCATGGTATACGCAAGGAAAAAGCACGGCGGCGCAAGCTGCTATCTTGTATCCCCCGATACGGTGCAAGCGTTTATACGTTATGAAACATGGGCGCAAAGGGTTGCAAATTGCTTTTGTAATATCACGGTAAAGCCCTATAAAGGCCGGAAATACAATCCCGCTTTTGTTTGGGTGTGCGTGGGTTGAAAGGCGGTGAAAGCGTGTATTTAATTCTTTTGTTGCTTTTGTTGCTTTTGTTGCCGGTGCAAATCCTGATTGAAATATTGAAATTGAATAATTGAACACCGCCCCGGTGCTATTCCGGGGCGGTTATTTTTTGCGCTTTCCGGCCTGATTTAGGCGGCGTGAATAGGTGACGGGGGCGGGGGATATGCCAGCGGCAGCGAGGGCGGGGGTGAGCTGAAAAATATCCGCAAAAAATAAAAAGGCTTATTTACACTTACCTATTGACAATTACATTTACTTATGCTATCTTATATGCAAGAGGTGATCTTATGATGACATTCAAAAACGCAATCGGCTATATCCGAGTCTCCACCGAGAGACAGGCCGATGATGACAAATACGGTATCGAGGTTCAGAAGCAGGCCATTCTTCTCTACGCCAACGACAACGGCTATAACATCGTAGACTGGAAGGTCGATGAAATCAGTGGTGCGAAAGATGACCGTCCCGGTCTGAACGAAATCCTTTATGGGGACGATGTAAGCAATCCTCCCTATGAAGCGGTGATCGTATTCAAGAATGACCGTGTGGCTCGTGATACCAAGCTGTACTTCTACTACCTGTATGTGCTGGAAAAGAAGAACATCAAACTTCTGAGTACGCAGGAGAGCTTCACAGAGGGTAGCGAGTTTGCCAACATCTACCGTGCGCTGCTTCAATTCGTGGCAGAGCAGGAGAGAAAGAACATCGCTCTGCGAACCGGCAAGGGTCGTTCCATCAAGGCTTCCTGCGGCGGGTACAGCGGTGGTCGCCGTCCCTACGGCTACAAGGTAGTTGATGGTGTTCTCACCATTGACGAGCAGGAAGCTCCTATCGTGAAGTTCATCTTCGAGAAGCACGAGGACGGCGTTTCCATGCTGGGTATCACGGAGCTGCTGGAAAAGGCGGGATACCAGACTCGTTCCGGCAAGCGGTTTCAGGTGTCCACCATCAAGAGTATTCTCGGCAACCGCCCTCTGTACGAGGGTATGTATAAATACGGCGACATGAATTGGGTCAAGGGTGTTCATGAGCCGATTTTGAAGGGAGCGGGTGAAAAATGAAAAAGGTGGCATGGCTGATAGGGCTGGCAGTTATCGTAGTCTTCTTTCTGGTCGGGTGTTCTAAGCAGGACTCGGCTGAACCTGTTGCATGGGACTCGGCTCTTTCCGAAGCCGGGTTCACCGATGATGAGATCGCAAGCTATCGGGAAGTGTTTGACACCATTGGCGTGACTGATTTCCACGATGTTTCTATCGTAGATAATGACCCGATGACCGTGATTTGTGGTAAAATCTATGACAGCGAGGATTTACAGCTCAATGTGACGCTGGAAAATCGCCAGATCATCTATGTAGAGCTGGCTGGTATCCCTGACACCAAGACCCAAGCCTATTTTAACTGGCGTGGCAAAGTGAAATGGAAGACAGTGAACACGAAAAAAGCAGTTGAGCTATATTCTGACACCGAGGGCGGCTATTTAGGGGTTCTGAATTGGGACAATAAGACGATTTCGGAGTATGAGGGCTGATACCATGAGATTTTTTCTCAATATCATCGGATATTTCCTGATAATCAGCTCTATTTTGCTGGTTTTGGCGTTTGTGATACCGAAAATTCTATAATCGGCTTCTGCAAGGGCAGGAGTGACAGCCATAACGGGCTATCTGTGTAGAAATACACGGGTAGCTCGTTTTTTTTGTTGGAAAGGAAATGCACATGAATTATGAAAAACTCTCCGGCTCTATCCGAGCCGTGATCGACCGCCGACCGGGAGATGTCGGGGCGTACAGCGACCTTTTTTCTCTGTGCCGGGAATGGGAAACCGAGGATTTCTCGGCGGCACATGAGGTAAACAAGGAGCTGCTGGCACTCTCCGCCGATCAGGTAGTCCGTGGCGGCGGGGCGAAGTTCTATGAACAGTGGCGGCGGTGTCTTCTCTTTGAAGCGCCCCATGATTTTGACTCCTTCATGACCTACATCGAACTCGACCGCAAGCCGGAAAAGCGGTTTTATGCGCCCCGCAAGCACTATCTCAGACCGATGGTACAGGGGTTTCAAGATGTTCTGGACGGGAAGTTGCGTCTTTTGACGATCTCCATGCCGAAACGAGCGGGTAAGTCACAAACAGGCATCAATTTTGTGAATATGCTCTCCGGGAAGTTCCCTGACCGCTCGACCCTGATGGAAGGGACGGGCGATGACCTTGTAAAGAGCTTCTACAATGGTTGTCTGGAATACCTGACAGTCCCTAACGAGTATCTGTTTTACGATGTATTCCCGGACGCACGGCTGGTACAGACCAATGCCGACACGAAGACGGTGAACCTGAAAAGCAAGTCCCGTTTTCCCACCATCATGTGTCGTTCCATTGACGCTCGACAGGTTGGCTTGTCCGAGGCCACCAATGTCCTCTACCTTGATGACTGCGTAGAGGGTCGTGAGGAAGCGAAGAACCGCCAGCGGCTTGATGACAAGTGGGAAGTGATCTCCGGCGATATTATGGGTCGTGCCATTGAAGGTACACCGATGGTTTTCACCGGCACTCGCTATTCCCTGTATGACCCTATCGGTCGTGTGCAGGAACACGCTCAGCGGGAGGGCTGGGCTTGGAGAGCGATTGAGATACCCGCCCTCGATCTCGTGACGGACGAGAGCAATTATGAGTACGAGCGGGAGGGCAAGAAGGTCTTTACCACCGCCTACTTCCGGGAGCAGCGGGAGCTTCTGAGTGCGGAGCAGTTTGAGAGCGAGTTCCAGCAGCAGCCCTTTGAAGCGAAGGGTCTGCTGTTCAATAAGGACGAGCTGAACTACTTCTTCGAGTTGCCGAAAGACCGTGACCCGGACACCATCATCGCCGTTGGCGACACGGCGGAAAGCGGCTCGGACTCGACCTCTATGCCGGTGGCGATGATATACGGCAGCGATGTGTATATCGTTGATGTAGTCTTTGATGACTCCCCCGCTGAGGTGACGAAGCCGGAATGTGCCAAGTGCCTGATCGACAACAGGGTCGCTTCTGCTGTTTTTGAGTCCAACAACGCCGGTCAGTATTATGCCAGAGATGTTGACCAGATCATTCGAGATCGAGGGTACTCCGTTGGTATCCGCACGAAGCGCACGATCTCCAACAAGCAGACCCGTATCGAGTTCGCTTCCGATAACATCAAGAAGAACTTCTACTTCAAGCACCCCTCCACCTACAAGCGGGGCAGTCAGTATTGGAACTTCATGAAGGAAGTGACCACCTACACCCGCTCTGGCAAGGTTCCGCACGATGATGCTCCTGACTCCCTCTCCCTATTGGAAAACGAAATCCGTATGCTGTCCGGGGGTAAGGTTGAAGTTTTCAAACGGCCTATTTGAGTTCTTTACTTTCACTGTGGCGAATGGTATGATAAAAGGTTAGTATTGACAACCATTGGAGAGTTTGATACAATGATAAGAGAGAAAATAGGTAGAGGGGAGGTATTCTGTCTTGGGCTGTTTCGGTCGTAAGAAAATCTTTACCGATGTGACGGAGATCACACGGGACAATGTTCTGAACGTGCTGAGAAAGGCACTTATCACACATTGGTCGAACAAAGCGGATATGGAATATCTCTATGCCTACTACAAAGGCAGGCAACCGATTTTGAACCGTAAAAAGGAAGTCCGCCCTGAGATTCAAAACAATGTGGTCGAGAACCGTGCCAATGAGATCGTGTCCTTCAAGGTCGGCTATCTGATGGGGGAACCCATTCAGTATGTCAGCCGAAGCGATGATAAGATGGTTGCCGACAAGATCACCACTCTGAACGGCTACTGTCTTTCCGAGGATAAGGCCGCAAAGGATAAGGAACTGGCAGATTGGTTTCACATCTGCGGCACGGCATACCGCATGGTGCTTCCCGACAGCGTGTTTGAGAAGGAAAGCGATGAAGCTCCCTTCGAGATTTACACCCTCGACCCTCGGTTTGCTTTCGTGGTGTATGCCAATTCCATCGGTGAACCGCCCGTAATGGGTGTGAAGTACATTCAGCGGTCGGACGGTGTAGTGGTTTACAGCATTTATACGAAAGACCGCTATTTCGAGGTTGAAAACCAGAGTATGATCGTCCGGGAAGAAGCTCAGTCGCTCGGTATTCCCATTATCGAATACCCGGCGAACAACGCTCGGTTGGGAGCTTTTGAGATCGTCCTTCCCCTGTTGGACGCTATCAATACGGTGGACAGCAACCGTCTTGACGGTGTAGAACAGTTTGTTCAGGCGCTCATGCTGTTTCACAATGTTGACATTTCCGGTGATGATTTCTCCAAGCTGCGGGACGAGGGTGCGATCAAGTACAAGGACATTGACCCGCAGTATAAAGCGGAGATCAAGTATCTGACCTCCGAACTGAACCAGAGCCAGACACAAACACTGGTCGATCACCTCTATAACACGGTGCTGACGATCTGCGGTATGCCAAACCGCAACGGTGGTTCTTCCACCAGCGATACCGGCTCTGCGGTCATCATGCGTGATGGTTGGTCGGCGGCGGAAGCCAGAGCCAAGGACTCCGAGCTGATGTTCAAGCTCTCCGAAAAAGAGTTCTTGAAGCTGGTTCTGCATATCTGTTCCGATCTGAGTGATCTGGAATTGAAGCTGTCGAACGTGGAGGTTCGTTTTACTCGGCGCAATTATGAAAATATTGCTCAGAAAGCGACCGTATTGACCACTATGCTCAGTAACCCCAAGATTGCTCCCGTTCTGGCCTTTACCCATTGCGGTATGTTCTCCGACCCGCAGCTTGCCTACCGTATGAGCATGGATTACGCAGAGGAACAGGAGAAAAAGGCCGCTGAACTCGCAAGCAAGCAGAAGGAGGTTAATCCTGATGGAAAAGGAAATCCGCCTGACCCCGGAAGTGGTCAGGAAGATTGAGGAAATCTTGACTACGGGAAAGACCGTTGAGATCGCCGAGCGGCACGAGAAAGTGGTTGTTTGGGCGGTCAGCAGCAAAAAGAAATATGAACAGCCTATCGCATAGGCGGTAGGGACAGCCATTACGGGCTACTGATACCGAAAAGGTATTGGTAGCCCTTTTTCTTTTGGTTTAATCGCCGTAAGGCGTTGAATAGGCAGAGAAGCCTTAAATCACAAAACGGAGAGAACCGTAAACACAAAGGTATAGTGCGGAGATGCACTTTAAAAAGCGCAGAAAGGAACGATTGTATGGCAAAGATTGATGTTTCCACCATTGAGGGCTTTGCGGATATGACCGCAGAGCAGAAAGCGGAAGCCCTCGCAAACTACGAGTTTCCCGACCCTGATTATACCGGCTATGTGAAGAAAGATGTTTTTGACAAGACTGCTTCCGAGCTTGCGTCTTGGAAGAAGAAGCACAATGAGCTGCTTTCTGAGGAAGAACGCAAGAAGCTGGAAAATGAGCAGATGTTCGAGGAAATGAAAAACAAGCTGGCGGGGTTGGAAAAGGAGAAGACCGTTTCCAGTTACAAGGCGAGTTTCGCCGCACAGGGCTATCCTGAGTCGCTGGCGACCGAAGCCGCTACCGCTATGGCGAACGGTGAGATGGATAAGGTCTTTGCCGCACAGAAGAAGTTTCTGGAACAGTATGAAAAAGATGTGAAGGCCAAGGTTCTGAAAGATACCCCCAAGCCCCCTGCCGGTGGCAAGGGTGGTGAGATGACCAAGGCTGATTTTCTGAAACTCGACACCAAAGCCCAGTTGGAGTTCATCAAGGAACATTCTGACTGGCAGACAATTTTGAAGTAATTATGGAGGTAAAACATTATGGCTACCTATCTCGGTTTCCCGTTTGACCCTGAGTTGTTTAACTACAACTGGGCAAACGCAAAAGACCCCACTCTGACCGCTATGTTTGAGAGCGGCGCTGTCGCCCCGAACGCAGAGCTGGCACGGCTGATCGCTAACGGCTCTGACTTCTACACCCTGCCCTTCTACAAGGTCATCGGTGGCACTCCTGAGAACTACGATGGCGCAACCGACATCACCCTGACCGACCCCGCTGGCGGCGCTCAGAACGGTATCGTATTCGGTCGTGCCCATGGTTGGAAGGAGAAGGATTTCATCGTTGATTACAACAGCGGTGCCGACCCCATGCAGCAGATCGTGTCTCAGGTGTCCAAGTATTGGCAGAAGCAGCGCCAGTCCATCATGCTGAAAATCCTCAATGCGGTCTTCGGCGTGACCGGCAGCGATGAATTTGCTGATTGGGCGAACCACACTACCGACCTGTCTTCCGCTTCTACCACCGTTGCGGACGCTAACAAGATGGGCGCTACCACCATCGGTGACGCTATCCAGAAGGCCGTAGGCGACAATCAGGACGCTTTCCAGCTTGTGTTTATGCACAGCAAGGTCGCCACGAACATGGCTGGCCTGAAACTGCTGGACTTCCTCAAGTACACGGACGCAAACGGCGTGGAGCGCCCCCTGCGTATCGGCACGGTGAACGGCATGACCGTGATCGTGGACGATGGCTGTCCCACCACCGCAGCGGATACTTCCAAGGCAGCGACCTACACCACCTACGTTCTTGGTTTGGGCGCTATCCAGTACGCTCCCGCCCCCGTGAAGGTTCCTTCCGAGCTGACCCGTGATGCTCTCAAGGGCGGCGGCTATGACGCTCTGGTGACTCGTATTCGTGAAACCATGCACCCCAACGGTTTCAGCTTCACCAAGCCCACCAGCGGCTACACCGCTTCTCCCACGGACGCTCAGCTTGCGGCTACCGCCAACTGGTCTATCGTGGCTGACCCCAAGACCATTGCTCTGGCGAAGATCATCACCAACGGTTAAGGAGGTTCACCATGTTCTATGTTTCTGACGGAAAAGTGTATGTGAGGGAGGGAGATCACTTCCGCAATGTAGGCTTTACCGCAAAGGACAAGGTGATTACTCGGCGTGAACTGGAAAGTACCTCTGTGGTGATGGGTACGGTGGTTGTTGATACCCTCGACAACCCCGTAGCCCTCACCCGTGAGGAAATCATTACCAAGTTCAATCTGTCCGAGGAAAATCCCATCCCCGTTATCAAGAAGTCCCGCAAGAAGTCCGAGGAACCCGCTAAATGACAGGAGGTGGAAAGCATGACGGACGCTGAGAAGTTGAAAATGGTGAAAGCCATGACCGGCGAGACAGACGAGGACACGCTTTCCACCTACCTTTCTATCGCCGGAAACAAGGTGTGCCGCAAGGCATACCCCTTCGACCCCGCCGTGACCGCTGTTCCTGACCAGTACGCTCACATTCAGGTGGAGATCGCCGTGTATCTGCTGAACAAGCGGGGAGCCGAAGGGCAGACCGCTCACAGCGAGAACGGTATCTCCCGCTCCTATGAGGACGGCGATGTGCCGCCTACGCTGCTGAGGGACATTGTTCCCTTTGCCGCTGTGATGGGAGGTTGAGTGCATGAGAACGCTGAACCGCAACAAATCGCCCTTCTGGTATCTGCTGTATGACAGCAAGGCTCCCGCCAAGGACGAGTACGGCAACGAAACCGGCGAGGAACTGGTGGTTTACAAGCCTGCTGTGGCGATGAACGCCAATATCTCGGCGGCGACCGGTTCCGCTCAGGTGGAACAGTTCGGTAATTTCGCAGGGTACGACAAGGTGATCGTCACCGATGACCTGAGCTGCCCCATTGACGAGAATACCGTGCTGTTCATCGACAAGGAGCCGCAGTATGACGAGGACGGGAAACCGCTCTACGATTACATGGTCAAGCGGGTCGCCAAGTCCCTCAACTCCATTTCCTATGCGGTCAGTAAGGTGACGGTATCGTGAGTCAGACGATCAATGTTCCGCTCTCCGGGAGAGGGATTGAGCGGCTGATACGGGAAACCGAAAACCGGAAGAACCGGCTTCAAGAGCGGACTGCGGTCTTTCTCGACCGGGTGGCGCAAGAAGGAATGGAAATTGCTTCTATCAAGTTCTCGCAGGCCGTTTATGACGGCACGAACGATGTTTCCGTGACGGTGGAACCCCGTGGGAACAATGTTCGAGCGGTGGTGGCGACAGGCGGAGCTACCCTGTTCATTGAGTTCGGCACAGGCGTGACCTACCCGGACGATCACCCGGAAGCGGAAGAACTCGGTATGAAGCGTGGTGAATACGGTCAGGGTCACGGCAAGCAGCACTCTTGGGGTTATTACGGCGACCCCGGCACGAACGGAGTGCTGAAAGAAAAGAAAAATGGCGGGTTCGTGGTCATCACCCACGGCAACCCCGCCAATATGCCGATGTACGAAACGGTAAAGGAGCTGCAAGACCGGCTCACGGAAATTGCGAAGGAGGTGTTTTCATGATTGATGTGGAGAGTCAAATCTACACGCCGATTGCGGAAGCCCTGAGAGCGCAGTTTCCCGGTATCTTGGTCAGCGGCGAGTATGTCAATGCCCCTACCCGTTTCCCTTATGTGAGCTTGGTGGAGCAGGATAACTACACCACGGAAGCTCACATGGACAGCGGCGATACGGAGAGGTTCGCTACTCTGATGTACGAGGTGAATGTCTACTCCGATAAGGCAGGCGGTAAGAAATCCGTTTGCCGAAAAATCATGAGGTTTGTGGACGATCTCATGTACGCCAAGAATTTCCGGCGTACTTCTCTGTCCCCGGTTCCCAATTTGGAGAACGCAACAATCTACCGTCTGGTTGCCCGATACAAGGCCGAAACGGACGGAACCACTCTTTATAGGAGGTAAATGAAATGGCTATTTCCACCTACAAGGTTTTTCTGATGAAGAAAGCCGACACTGGCGAACAGTGGAGCAAGCTGATCGACATTAAGGAGTTTCCTGACCTCGGCGGCGAACCCGAAATGCTGGAAACCACCACCCTGAGCGACAATATGCAGACCTACATCGCCGGTATCCAGTCCCTCGATGGTCTGTCCTTTACCGCCAACTACACGCTGGCTGATTTCCAGACCCTCAAGGCTTTGGAAGGCAAGAAGGTCAGCTATGCGGTCTGGTTTGGCGGAACCGAGAGCGATGGCACTGTTACTCCCGATGGCTCTAACGGTAAGTTCTCCTTTGACGGTGAGCTGTCCGTGTATCCCGTGGGCGGCGGCGTGAACGAAGTGGTGAACATGAACATCACCATCGCTCCTTCCACCCCCATCGCTTTCTCCGCAACCTAAGACACCAACAATCGCCGTATTGATAAGGAGGATTTATCATGGCAAAGCAGTTGACGATCAATGACCCCACTACCGGTGTGACCTACACGCTGGAATACACCCGCAAGACCGTTGAAGCGATGGAGAAGAACGGCTTCGTTGCTGCTGATGTGGAGCGCAAGCCTATGACCCTGCTTCCGGCTCTGTTTGCCGGTGCGTTCCTCGCCCATCATCGGTTCGTGAAGCGTGATGTGATCGACAGCATTTACGCTCGTATGAACCACAAGGACGAGCTGATTGCCGCTCTGGTAGAGATGTATAACGACCCCCTGCTGAGTCTGCTGGACGAGCCTGAGCAGGAGGGCAACGAGGGAAACCTGAGCTGGAAGACCGGCTGGTAAGCGACCGATCTTCCAGAAGTGAGGGGGGCGGCGGCGACCATCGCCCCGCTCCCCTTCTCGCTTACACGCCAAAATTTTATGAGGTTTTCCCGTACTATCTTTCCATCGGCATGACCTATGAGCAGTTTTGGGAACAGGACTGTGAATTGGTGAAGTATTACCGAAAGGCGGCGCAGATCAGGCAAGACCTGAGAAATCAAGACGCTTGGCTCCAAGGAGCTTATTTTTACGAAGCGCTTATTGACGCTGCCCCGGTTCTTCGTGCTTTCGCCAAGAAGGGAACCAAGCCCACGCCGTATCGGGAAAGCCCCTATGAGCTGTTCAGTCGGCAGGATAAGAAACAGCAGAAGCAGCTTCAAGAAAAACACGATGACCAAGCCAAGGCATACATGGAAGCCTTTATGGTATCGGTCAATAAGAAATTTCAAGAGAAAGGTGGTGGCGTAAGTGGCTGACAATGTGGAAATTCAGGGGTTGGAGTTTCAGATCGTCAATGACAGTACGCAGGCGGTCACAGGACTTCAAAACCTGATTAACACGCTCAATCGTTTGAAAACCGCTACCAACGGCGGCGCAACGGGTCTGAGCAAGACCGCTCAGGGTATTCGGGAGCTTTCCAATTCTCTGAAAGGCTTGAACAGCGGTGACGCTTCGCAGAAGATCACCCGGCTTACCAATGCGCTGACCGCTCTGAGTCAGGTTGGGAATGTGAAGATTTCTTCCTCCATCGCCAACCAGCTCACGGCAATCAACACCGCTCTCGCTGGCCTGAAATGGACGGACGGCGACAAGCTGACTTCCCTTGCCAACGGTTTACGCCCTCTCTCTGAGTTGGGTAAGGCTAATATGACCACCTTTATCAACCAGCTCTCCAAGCTGCCGAAGGTGATCGAGGATTTGGAAGCGGCGGACATTGATAAGTTCACACAGCAGATGACCGCCCTTGCCGCCGCCATGAAGCCTTTTGCCGATGAAATGCAGAAGGTGTCCAACGGCTTCTCGGCGTTCCCGTCCAAAATCCAAAAGCTGATTACCAGCACGGAGAAATATAACGCTTCTGCCCGTAAAGCAACCTCCACCACCGGGAAGTTCACAAGCGGATTGAAAGCGTTGAATGTCGCTGCTGTTGCAATCACTTTCCGCAAAATCGGTCATTTCATCGCACAGGCGGTCACGGAGTCCAATAAGTATCAAGAAGACCTGAACCTATTTACGGTCGCCTTGGGTCAGTATGCCGCAGAAGCTCAAAACTACGCTGAAAAGGTGTCCGATGTCATGGGTATTGACCCGGCACAGTGGCTCCGCAATCAGGGTGTTTTCAACACGCTGCTGACCGGCTTCGGTGACACGGCTGAACGAGCGCAGCTCATGAGCCAAAACCTGACACAGCTCGGCTACGATATTTCTTCTTTCTTCAATATTTCCATTGAAGACGCTATGCAGAAGTTACAGTCCGGTATTTCCGGTGAGTTGGAACCTCTGCGGCGCTTGGGCTACGATTTGTCGCAGGCACGGTTGGAGCAGACCGCTTTGAACCTTGGTATCAAGGAAAGCGTTGCCAACATGACGCAGGCAGAAAAGGCCGAGCTGAGATACTACGCCATTATGACTCAGGTGACAACCGCTCAGGGTGATATGGCGAGAACGCTGGAAGCTCCTGCAAACCAGCTTCGTATCTTGCAGGCACAGCTTACACAGGCCGCACGAGCGATCGGTAACATCTTCATTCCCGCACTGAACGCAATTCTTCCCTATGCAATCGCTGTTGTTCAGGTCATTCGAGAAATCGCCAATGCCCTTGCCAACCTTGCGGGTTTCAAGTTGACGGAGGTGGACTATTCAGGAGTGAATAGCGCTGCTGTCGGCGCTGGGTCTTTGGCTGATAATCTCGATGACGCTGCCGGTGCTGCTAAGAAGTTGAAGCAGTACACCGCAGGCTTTGACGAGCTGAATGTCTTTGCTCCCAACACGGGAAGCGGTTCCGGGGCGGGTGCTGGTGGCGCAGGCGGATTTGATTTCGATTTGCCCACCTACGATTTCCTTGGTGACGCTGTGCAGACCCGCATTGGTGAAATCAAGAAGATGATTGAGGACACTCTCGCAGAGATCACTACGATTGTTTCCGGCTTTATGCTGGCGGTAGGTGCAATTCTGGTCGTAACCGGCGTGAATATTCCGCTGGGTGTCGGCCTGATGGCGGCAGGTGCGGTCGGCCTTGCGGCTACCGTTGGACTGAATTGGACTGCTATGAGTAGCGAACTGGCAAGTACGCTGGCTCTCATTACAGGTGTTGTCGGCGGCTTCCTGCTGGCTCTTGGCGCAATTATGGCGTTCTCAGGGGCGAACCTTCCTCTTGGTATCGCTTTGATGGCCTTGGGCGGGGCAAGTCTTGTGTCTGCCGCTGTTATCAACTGGCATAACAGTGACCGACACCTCACTGACGCTTTGACCACCTTAACGGGAGTTCTGGCGGGTGCTTCTCTGGCTGTCGGCGCTATGTTGGCCTTTACCGGGGTCGCAACCGGGCTGGGTATTGCGCTGATGGCTGTTGGTGCTGTCACGCTTGTATCTGCCGCAGCTCTGAACTGGAACAGTATCTCGGACGCTCTGGCTTCTCCCTTGTCCAGAGTAGGATTGCTGGTCAGCGGAGCAACCTTGGCTCTCGGCGCTATCCTCGCTTTCTCCGGATGTATGCCCCTCGGTATTGCGCTGATGGCGATTGGTGCTACTTCTCTGGTTTCCGTAATGGCTCTCAACTGGAATGGCCTGAGCGATGAAATCCAGAATGTGATTGCCATTATTACCACGGTCGTATCTGTGGCGTTCCTCGCTATTGGTGCGGCACTGGTGTTCTCCGGGGCGAATATCCTGTTGGGTCTGGCTCTGCTGGCGGCGGGTGCGGTCACAATGGGTACGGCTATCATGCCGAACTGGAATGATCTCTCCGACAATGTTCAGCAGAAGATCAGCATGATTACCACCGTTGTCGGCGGCGCTCTCTTGGCGGTCGGCGCTATCCTTGCTCTAAGCGGAGTCGCCCTTCCTCTCGGTCTTGGCCTGATGGCGGCTGGCGCATTGAGTCTTGGCGCTGTTGCTACCCTGAATTGGGATTTTGTTGTGAATTCCATTAAGAAAGTCGTATCGGTCATCACGGGTATTCTCAGCGGCGCATTGATCGTTCTCGGTGTTCTTCTGTGCCTGAGCGGTGCGGGTGTTGGTCTTGGTCTTGCGGTACTGGCGGCGGGTCTGTCCCTGTCGTATGCGGCATGGACGCTGGACGATAACCCCATTACTCGCTTTGTGCGACAGATGGCGAACTCCATCATTGGACTTGTGAACGGTGTCATTGACGCAATCAATGATATGTTCCACATCCACTTCAACGGTCTGTCTGTCATGGATATCACGCTTATTCCGGCGTTTGATATTCGATTGGTGGATATTCCGCATATTCCGTTCTTTGAAGACGGCGGTTTCCCGAATGAAGGACAGCTCTTTATCGCCCGTGAAGCGGGTGCGGAAATGGTCGGTGCGATGGGGCGCAGGACGGCGGTTGCCAACAATGACCAGATCGTTGAAGGTATTTCCGCTGGCGTGTCCGTTGCCAATGACGGCGTGATCGCCGCTATCTACGCTCTGCTGAATGTCGTGGAGGAAAAGGATATGTCCGTTGTCATTGGCGACAATGAGATCGGTCATTCCTACGACCGCTACAAGGAGAAGCGTGGTCGGCAAGTATCTACTGGCGTGTTCGCCAATGCCTACTAAGGAGGGCTGAGGAAATGCAAAGTTTCATTACAATCAATGGCACAAAGTTTCCTCAGCCCCGCAGGGGCTTAGAGCTGCTGTCTGCCACTATCGTAGACTCCGCCAGAAATGCCAACGGCGTTGTGGTAGGTCAGAAGGTCGGCAGAGATCAACAGAAGCTCAACAACCTCTTTTGGGGCTACTTGACAGCGGAACAGTGGTCTGCCATGTTGCAGATTTTTGACAAGAACTTCTTTGTGACGGTCACTTATCCTGATATGGTGAACAACCGCTGGACAACCCGAAAGATGTACCCCGGCGACCGCACGGCGACCCCGTACCATCTTGACCCGAACACGGGGCTTCCTGCGGACTACATCAACTGCAAAGTCAACATCATTGACTGCGGCGAACCGTTCTAAGGAGGTGTAGCCGTGAAACAGGTAAGCAACGCTTACAAGCTGTCGATGAAGTCTTTGCTTCGTGAGCAGTCCTTTGTAGAGATCACCTTCTCTCAGGTGGACACGGCAGCGGCAACAGACGGTAATTGGGTCAGCAACGGGGCGCAGAGCTATTCTGAGTTCGACACGCTGGACTACGGATATGATTATCAGGAGTCCTATGCGGCGTTAGAGCTGAACCGGTGGGCGCTGGACGGAAATACGGTCATCGTTCCTTCTTCCGGGACGATGTATGACGGCTTTGTTTCGAGCCACATGAGTAATGCTGAGGGCAAGTTCACCACCCCTGCGGTGCTGACTCGTGCTTTCAGCAATCCGCATACCTTCCCCGGCATCACCCTGACTTTTGACACTCGCTATCAGGAATGGCCTGACACCGTGACGGTTGATTTCTACCTGAATGGGACGGTACTGGAAAGTCTGACCCTTCCCGTAGAGGGAACAGAGTTGGTCATCAACACGAAGGTCGCTTCTTGTGACAAGATCGTGTTGATAATGGGGAACACCCTTCCGTACCGCCGACCTCGGTTGCAACAGGTTCTCTACGGTGTGCAGAAGAAATTTGGAAATGATGACATTGTTTCCATTAAGGAGTCTCATGATGTAGACCCGCTCTCCCGCAGACTGCCGCAGGAAACCATGCAGTTCGTTCTTTTGGATTACGAACACAATTATGACCCGGATAACCCGAAAGGCATTTATGCCTATCTGGATAAGAAGTCACCGATTTCTCTCCGATACGGTTATATGCTTCCCACGGGCAAGGTCGAGTGGCTGAAAGCGGACAAATATGTGCTGAACAGCAAACCGAAAGCCGCCAAAAATCAGGCCACCTTCACAGGGACAGGTCTGGTTGGAAGTCTGACCGGAACCTTCTACAAGAGCAAGCTCGGTTCCAAAAACTTCTACGACATGGCTGAGGAAGTGCTTTTGGACGCAGACCTGACGCTGACAGCGCAGGGTACGCACCCATGGGTGATTGACCCAACCTTGAAGCAGATGTTCACTACGGCGGCGCTCCCCATTGACTCGCACATGAACTGTCTGCAACTGATCGCTCATGCCTGCCGCTGCCGCCTGTTTACAGACGATGACAATATCATTCACATCAAGCCTTTTGGCGTGACTGTGGTTGGTATTTACAGCGGCGTATGGGCAGATAACGGTCATCTGTGGTACAGCGAGTGGGACACTGTTGACCGTGGCAATAAGGTCGGTAACACCTATGCGGCGTTGGAACTGAACCGCTGGACACTGGACGGTGGAGATCAGGTCATTGTCGAAGACACCGACCCCTCCGGTCGAGGGTTTATCAGTGAAGCGATGACTGCGGCAGATGGCACTTATACCACGAAGCCGACCTTCACCAAGACCTTTGATGTTTCTCACGATCTTCCCGTGCTGGCGCTCCGTTTTGATACTCCCTTGGACGAATACCCCACCTCTATTCAGGTGAAGTATTACGCCGGGACGAAGCTGTTGGACACGCAGACCGTGACGGGTATCGCTTCTGCGGAGGTGTTTGTCAACAGCGAAGCGGCGATTGACTGTACCAAGATCGAGGTCACGATGAACGGTGGCCTGCCGTACCGCCGTATGCGGGTGAGCAAGCTCTACTACCGTGAAACGGACTTCACGCTGGATTTTGACTCGATTGACAAGGACTCCCAATCCATCGCAAAGATCGACCAGCTTAAAGCGGTATCTGTCGCCAAGTATGCGTACACGGCGGCAAACGATACCACCAAACTTTTCGAGGGAACGACCACCGAAACTCAGCTTCATGTCGAGTTCTCTGGTCTTGCACAAGATGTTTCTATCTCTGTTTCTGGCGGTTCGTTGGTATCCTCCAACATTTACGCCAGAGCTGCGGATTTGGTGTTATCCTCCGGCACTAAAACCGTAGTCATTACCGGCAAAACTCTGTCTGAGAACTCGGTGGTCGTTTCCTATCCCGTGGCTCTCGATGGAGAAATCGACAAGGAGGAAAACCCCCTTATCACCAATGATACGATGTGCGCCGCTCTTGCCGATCAGGTGAAAAAGTATCTGCAAATGAGAAACACCTATCAGACAAAGTACCGTGGCAATCCTGAGTTGGAAGTGGGCGATGTGATTGGCTTGCAGACGCTCTACACCGATGAAATGGACGCATTGATCTTGGTGGACGAGATCACATTTAACGGCTCTCTGAGCGGAAAGTTGAAGGTGAAAGGTCTGATATGAGTATTATTGATAATCTCGTCTACGACCGCACACAGGCCGATGTAGACAGGGTTTTTACCCTGAAAAACAAAATCCTCACGGAAGGGCTTTCGAGCCTTTCCGCTGAGGAAAAGACCGAGTACATGGCTGGTATGAAGGGTGCTTACAATTACGGGGACATGAACCGTGTAGGGCAGGCGGTAGCCTATATCGCTAACCGCATGACTTCTCTCCCCGGACAGTTGGCGGCATACCGAGCGGAGAAAGGAGTCGCTGATGACCCGATCTACCATGTTCCGTATGACCCTTCCTCGGTGGTGGTTGCGGCAAAGACGAATTGGGCAATGGGTGATACGCCCACCCAATCTCTCGTGAAAGCCTACTTGAACAACCTGACGGTTCTCCGAAAGCAGCTCACGCTTCCTTCGGACGAACCGCTGGTTCCGAGCAGTCTGGACAATCTCACTTTTTCCACGGCAAACAACATTGAATATCTCCTGTATGTCATCGACACAACACTGACCGAGGTAGAAACCGAGCTGTATTCCAAGATCGACCGCACGGTGGACGCTTTCGCCTATGTTGGCCTGTATAATTGCGGAGAGTAAGGAGGAAATTTCATGAAAGATACTGTCATTAAGGGCAACGGTAAGTCCCGTTCTATCAAGGCTCCTACCGATATGCCTGCAACCTTCGAGGAATGGCGCACACAGCTTCTCGCCGGAACCGCCACCCTCGACATTGGTCTGAACGCCGCAGGCTGTGATGTGGTCGGCACAGCCATGAGCAAGGCAAATCTGCTGTCCGACACCACCAAGTCGGCACTGGAACTGAGTGGCAGCGACCCCACGGTGAATGACGCTCTGTATGCTCTGAGCCAGAAGGGTTCTCCCGCAGAGGTGCGTGTCATCGCTGATATAGGCTCGACCGTCACCATGAGTAGGGGTGGAAAAACTCTGACAGGCAAGGTTGCTTCGACCGGCTATGCCACTCTGTACCCGACCGAGCTGGGTGACTGGACTATCGTGTTTACTTACAACGGTTCTCAGAAAACCAAGGTTTACACGCTGGAAGTCATCGGTATCGTGTATGTCTATCCCTTTGTAGTTGGCGCTACGCTGGAAGCTACCTCTTGGGACAACATCGCCGCTGTTTCCAAGTTCGGTCAGGCTCCAAACTACTGGAAGGTCGGTGACAAGAAGAACATTACTGTCAACGGTGTGACCTATGCGGCACAGATTATCGGTTTCGACCATGATACTCTGACCACCGCAGACGGTAGCCGCACCAAGGCCGGTATCACCTTCCAGTTGGTCGATTGTTTGAACACGACTTATTCCATGGACGGCTCCAATACTAATCTGAACGGCTGGCGTGGTTCCACTATGCGTACCTCCACAATGGCAACGCTGCTGAACCAGCTTTCCTCTGACCTGAAAAGCGTGTTGAAGTTCGTCAACAAAGTGACCAGCGTAGGTAACAACAGTTCCGGTCTGGAAACCACCTCCGACAAGCTGTTCCTGCTGTCTGAGATCGAAGTCTTTGGTGCTACTCAGTATTCTTACGCTGGTGAGGGTAAGCAATACGAGTATTACACCGCTGGCAACAGCACCATTAAGAAGGTCAATGGTTCTGCGTACTACTGGTGGGAGCGTTCTCCTTATTCCGGCAACACCAGCACCTTCTGTAGTGTGGCCAACAACGGCACCGCCAACAGTGACTACGCCAGCAACTCCAT